GTAGCCTGTTGTGCTAAAAAAACAGCCTGATTGCGTGATCCACGCTTGCTATTGCACCTGGAGCAGCATGCAACCATATTGTTAGGATCATAAGCCTCAGCCTCAGTTGATCGAGATACTGGGATTATATGATCGACCGTATGAGCTGGTTGATTGCAGTAATAACAAGTGTATTGATCCCTTGCTAAGACTGTAAGCCTGATCGCCTTGTACTTACGCTGGCTGCGTGGGTCGCCTCGCTTAGCCATTAGTAATGACCAGTCTTTAAATGATAGGCCAACGCCTTGCATGGTGTGCCATACCTATGGGCTATGTACTTCAGTCCGGCATCTATTTGCTTATAAGGGTTATTAACCTTTAGCTTTAATAGCTGTGGTATTCCATAAGCTGTACTGTGTTTGTTATCAGCTCTTGGATTCCACTTAGATTCTAAGTACCAAAGCTGCTCTAAACATAAGTATTGCTTATGATTAGTTAGTTTTATATGACTATAGAGTTTATATTTTTCTTTCTCTATATCATTATTATTAATAGCATAAGCATTATTAATAGATGCTATTACAAGACTAGATGGTAGCACATACCACCAAATCCATTTCAATTTACGCGTGTTCTTGGGCGTGTCACAGCTCATCGCACTCATGCTTTTCATCTGGGTTAAAGCTACAGAAATAGCATCCTGCGTTTTGTCCACAGGTTTTGCACAGGTACTTAAATTGGATGCTGTCACAGCATGAGTTATACACACCGTTATCCGCAACTGTGTAAAACTGCTCGCCTAGTCGTTTAGTCATTTATCTTTACCCCATCCTGTTCCCTTAAATATGATCGATGGCGCGCTAAATACGCGCATCATTGGGTAGCTGCAGCATAAAGGTGCGCTGTCGCCGTGTGTATTTACCGGGTGATTCATCTCTAATTCCACGCCGCATTGATCGCAGCGATATAGGTAACTAGGCATGCTGCACCGAATTAGGCATGACTGTGTATGCAGCTTCGCATTTCTCACACTTGATGATAATGATAGGGATAGCGCCATTGACCAGGTGAACTACCATCTCAGGCTGCTCTGGGTCGCAGTTACATCTAATTTCTAAGTTATTAGTTTTAGTCATGCAATATTTCCTCAGCTGTAGGTACTTGGCTATCTAGTAGCATCTCTATGCCCATAACGCCACAGCCTAAGCATTGAACGCAAACTACGTTAGGCGGCAGGTTTATAAACTCATCTACAATCTTATGCGTTTGCATACCGCTACCTATTTTGGCGCAAACCCGACAGTTAATTCTCAGTAATGCCATATACAGACTTCCTTAATGCATCCATCTCGAATAACTCACGTTGAGATACCCAGAAATTACCATCAGCTGCGTTGTAATACTTGGCTTTTTTAGCCCATACGATGGGCATCCAGCCGATGATCTGATATACCGGGGACTTGTTTACGCACAATATGGCCACGTCGCTAAGGCGTGGGTAATCCTTATGGATAATCAAATGGCCGTTAATGTACTTAGTCCACTTAACTTCAAAGCCCAGATTGCCTAGCTGTATGTCTGGTGCATCGTGGAAAGTATTTACAGTAGGTATAAAGTTACGGATACCCATGTACTGCGCGACTGCAATTTCTGCGCCAGCGGCCTCACTATGCTCGGCTACGAACTCATGAAAATTGATCTTAGTATTATAGCGGCCCGCATGGTCGGGCGTATTAGCCTTCTCGCCTGTGCTACGGGCAAACCCACTAGCTGCTGCCTGTAACTCCTGCGATCGATCCAATATCACCTGAACTATCTGCGCCATCTCAGTTATAGCCATATTGGTTTGCACTGATCGCTGCGTGATTTACTGCTACAGGTATAACCCCGGTATTTTTGTCCAGTCTTAGGGCTTACGCCTTCCTTGTAAACCATCCGACCGTGTGAGCAGATAGGCGCAGGGTCTAATATCTCGCCACCTAATTGCGCTTTAATGTCTGCGATGGTTTCAGCAGCTGGGCGCACACTTCCCACGCCATCAACCTTTACTGCAGGTGTAGCAGTAGCCCATAGATCAACCTCTACTGCAGGCTGAGCCTGTAAGCGTTCTACCTTCTCCATGTCCTGGCGTGTAGGCCGTGCATCGCTTGGCATTAGTAACCCGATGGCTCGACCGATTGCGCTGGTGCTGCAGTTCTCGATCCAAAAGTCACGGTTTACGCCTCGATCAGTACGCAGCTCATAGGCATAATCAACAGCCGCCGGGACTACATCCTCATGCTCACGGAATACGCTGGCACGAATAATGACGTAGCCATCCTTGACGTTTAACTCAACGATCTCAGTAATGATCCTGCCTGAGATATGGGTTTCTCTAAACCGTTTAATGCGGCTATTGACATCCTCGTAATTATCTAGGTTAAATGTCATGAGTTGCGTACGATCTCTTTAGCTGAGTTAAATGCAGCTCTTAAACCTGCAGCACGGCCACGATTGAAGCCATCCTTAACGCCTTCTTTGTAGCCAATCGACCAACCTACTAAAAACCATGCAACGCTAACCAATAAAACTATTACTGCTACTTTTGTTATATCCATTTACTTCGCCCTTGTTTGGGTTAAGCCGCACTACACCGAATTAGGTAGCCCTGCCTAACGTGTAAATTAAGGGTAAAGCCTGGGTATGACAGCGGTCAATAACCGACACGCCTAGCGGCTAAGTAAAATTTCGTATATCGAATCGACCTTGGCCTCAATGCGATCAACGCGACCTCTAAGGTTATGGCCGCCATTGTTATCCGTGCGTAATTCGCTTAGGTAATACTTTACTAGATGGCGTACCAGCCCAGCCGCAAACCCGATAAGGGTGCAGATTGCTATGGCTATCGCTAAAAGCGACTGGGCGGCCGTCATTACTTAACGCCGAAAGTGCTATCGGATGGATTCATGGCTCGCAATAATGGGCCAAGTAGTCCAGCGATAAATGCATTACCTAGTGTTTTCCAGTCGGTAATGCCGGACATGTAAAGCGCAGCAGCGCAGCTAAAAGCAGCGCGTAAGTATGAAAGGCCAGCGGCCTTAGCTTGTTCCTTCATGGTCTTACTCCTAAATGCCCTTAATTGACTTGTTTCAATACTGCAATCGTATGCGTACCCGATGCAGCAATTCCATATAAGCCTTCATGATCTCCTACAGGCACTTGCATTTTATCGCCGTTATCTAGTTTGTAACCATTAGATGTAGTTACGTTAGCATCGCCTAAATAGACAGCACCGCCGCCTAGATTATGTAGCCATACTGTCTGATCCATAATATTTGCATCTACTAAAAGCGTGGCTGTAGTGGTTACTGTTACTTGTGCGCTAGTCGGCATATTTTAATCCTAACTTCTCTATTAGTTTCGCTGTCTTTACTGGGTCTTGTGCTATTTCCCAATGCATTTCATCTTTGCGAGTCCAGTTACCGCCCCAGTTAAGGCCGTACTTTTTAGTCAATGCCTGGATCATTGGAATTTTCTCAGCTGGGAACGTGCCAGCCTTGCCTAACGGGTGCTTAGTCGCATTGAGATCAATGGCTGTACCGCTACTGTGATTGCTCAACTTGCCCGGTACGCCTCGAACATCGCGATAGCAATAGCCCCAATCGTCCAACGTGTCGCCATCGATCGGCTCGATCAGTTCATTAAACTGCTCAGCAAAAGCCACGAGTAACGGCGCAGCAAAATAGGCGCAGCGCAGCTTAATTTTTGTACCTTTGATTGCGTAAGACTTGATACGGATCGACTCAACATCTTTAGAGGCTGGCCAACCGTTATAACTTATGGCAGTCATGACAGCAGTAGGGCGGCTTCCTCGGCAGTTATGCCTAGTTTGGCCAATAACGCAGATTTTTGAGCATCTTTAGCGGCAGCTTCCTCTGCTCGCTTAGCAGCAGCAGCTTCTCCAACTTTCATTTGCTTAATTTCAGCATCTGTATAAGGTCGAATAGTAGTTTCGCCTGTAGTTACATCGTAAATAGTTTCAAAATATTCCATGATTATGCTCCATATACAAAGACAGTACCAGCATCAAACGAGCCAGCATCGGTTTTAATTACGATTGAACTAACTGTTGAAGTACCAACATAAAAGCCTTGAAGAACTGGCGAATCGTTAGTTGTTGTACCAGTTGCGCGCGATGCCATTGTGTATGGCTTAATGCCGGTATTATTTGCGCCATCAATAAAGCAAGATCCACTTATGGTATCGGCTGCTGAGTTTCCCATTTGACCAAAAAATAACTCTGAACCAGTCGCAGTACCATCGCCTGTTGCGCCAGCACCGTTTGTTGAGGTTAGACCAAACCAGCGATAATTTGTGGTGAAATCATTATTTATACCACCAAGACAATATGCACTTGCAGCAGTTGAAGACATGCCAGCAACATAAACAAATAACTTATTCTTGCCGCTAATGCCACTAACTGTTGTACTTGATCCTGAAAGGGCAGTACCCCCAGCGTTGATAAGCGTATAAGTAGTGGCGCTTGCCCCACCTACGGCAACCCATGCCGATCCGCTGTAATATTCAGTTGAGTTAGTGTCTTTTAAGAAAGACATATTGCCTTCCTGTGGGCTAGTTACCGCAGCTGTACGGGCTGCTGCATCGGCAAACACCCACACGCCTTGCATTAAGTAGCCATCAACGTCATTAGCCGTTAAGACTTCTCCCGTTGTAAAATCCTTAAAGCCTAATCCAGCTCCCATTTTCTTATCTCCTTAGTAACTTAGTACCGACGTATCAAGTACGCCGTATAGGGTCGAATCCAATATAAGCCCGTCTATCACGGGTTCAAGTGTAGTAAAGGTTGTACGCCACCTATTCGGTGTCACGTTATGCGCCACGCCGAAAACTTGTAATGTTTTTGTCAGAGTCGAACTACCAGGCTGGTTCGTCGTAATCGTCACAGGATCAAAATAATCTAAATCTAAAGCTGCAATAATGCCAGCGTTATAGTTTTCTGTGTATAGATCGAGTTCAATAAAATCGCATCTAACGCTAGTTTCAGCACGGCTTGCAACATAGGCACGGGCATAGTCCAGGGCTACTGCATCGGTCTGCATAAGCAAATTCTGGATATTGTAAGTATGGGCAAAATATTTAGTAACACTAGCTGCGTTGGTAGCATTTTGAACTGTGCCACCTGTTCGAGTCACGTTAGCCTGGTTAAATACAAGGGTATCGTCTAGCCGCCAAACGGCATTAGCGTACTGGATGTCGCTACCATTATCGTTAAATACTACTGGCGTACCTGCCACGCTTGCAGTAGTTACTGTTCGATCTTGAAATACGAACGATCCCGATGGATCAACGTAAAACGCACCGTACTCAGAATTGCTAACGGTTTGTAATGCAGCTAAAGATGTACGAGCTGTGCCAGGGTCTGCCTGCAAAGTAGTCAAACCTGCATCTACATCGCGCATAGAGGTAGGCCAACCAATTTGGTCAAGTATTTTATTAATGCGAGTACCTGATAGTTGCCCTGCACCTGAATCGGTTACGGTACTAATCTGGGCATTTTGCGCCAACCTAAAGGCATCTACTGCCTGGATGGTTGTATAAACTATATCTGTAGCCATGCGCGGGGTAGTGGTGGTGTAGGTGGTAATAAATCCCGAAAACATGGCATACGTGACACCGCCGTAGGTAGCCGATATAGATACCTTACGCATTGGATCAAGTAGGCCAAAGTATGGGCTGCTCGGATTTTGTGGGTTGAAATCTCCATTTTGATCCACGATGCGTAAAGTCATAGTGCCAGTTTGGAACTCATCTACCTGCGGATTGCGGCCACGCTTAATAGTTACGCTATCTACTACGTTACTCACATCCACAATAACCGCAGCTGAATCGGCAAGGATATTAGTACCAAGTATGCCTTCTCCGATTATAAAAGCCTGGGCGAAAGATGGCCCGGTACTAAAATTTATGACCGCGTTAATTACTGGGATTGTCATGTAATTATCGAACCGTTAGGTAGTTGGATATACCCGTTTTTGTTAGCTGCAATAACAGCATCGTTAATAAGACTTACTAACTCATCCTGCATAACTAACGTGCCAGCCTCAACGTTTACCGTGATATTTGAAGAGGAACTAGAACTACTGCTAGTTGGAATTACAGGAAACATATTTTCTAAGTCATAAAATGAAGATGGTACATAAAGTGGTGGTGGTGTTATTTCAGTTAAAACACTACCGCTTGTACCGCCGCCGCCTGCGCCGCCTGTGCCAGCACCTGCTGTGCCACCACCTGTAGCACCTGCGCCACCTAAAAGGTCATAGTTACGATCCCTATTTTGCATAGGATTGAAATTTACGCCTGCGATTAACCCTAACTTTGTAGCAATCTCGTTTAGAGTAGTTATCCACGCAGCAAATGGGTCTGGCGCAGGTTTAATTCCAATGATTTCGGCAGTTAGTTTGGCTGTAGCTCTTTGAGATGCCTCTAGTTTTTGCTGTAACTTATCTGCTAGTTCATCGTTTTCATTTAAGATTGCTTGCTGTAGTTGCAGGCGTAGTTTTTCCTCATCGGTAATCTTGCCTTTTAGGGCTGCTGCTACTTGAATCTTATCGAGGTCAAACATGGCAGATGCCTTGGCCAGTTTGTCTGATTTTTGCTTAGCTGCTAATTCTAGTTTGGCTTGTTTTGCCCGTGCTGCCGCAGCTGCAGCCTCAGCCTTTTTAAGCGCATCGGCGTTTTTCTTGTCTAGCTCAGCTTGCTTTTTTTCCTCAGCTAAAAGTGCCTTGTACTCTGTAAGGTCAAATCGTTGACCAAATTTTAAGCCGTTTGTACCTTCGAGGAAATCTTTTTGTTTTTTGCCTAATGCAAGGTATTTGGCATCCAAACCATCTACTGCAACGCCAACGGCTGCAATAATGCCAATAATGCCAGCAGCTACGGCTATACCACCTAGAGGATTAAGTACGAAAGCCTGGGCGATGGCAGTAGTTAGGGCAACAACTCTTAAAGCCTTCATCGCTTTAGTAAGGCCGCCCATAATTCTTATAATTGCAGTTACGCCAGCTTGTATCTTGCCAACTACGAATAAGGCAGCAAAGGCTGCACCTACTGTTTTAATAACAGGTAAGAAATCCTGAACTACTTGGCCTAGTCTGGCGATTGACTCCCCGGCGTATTTGCCAAAGTCTATAATTTTTTGTTGTAATGCTTCAATATCCTGCGATCCAGTAGCGACAATAAGCGCATCGATAATGCCTTTACCTAGTGACTCTTTAGCCTCATCTAAAGCAACCTTAATTCGCGCTAATTTACCTGCAAAGGTATCGGCTGCTACGGCAGCACCGCCGCCAAATATGTCATTAAACCTAGCCATAATCTCAGTTGCAGACATGGTTTTTAGTTCAAGCTGTGTAAGGCCAAGCGCATATTTTCTTAGGCCTTTTGTGTTACCAAGTTGAGCAGCAGCCAAATCTGATACAACTGTGTTTAAGTCAATACCACTAGCTGCACTTACATCCATCGCCAGGGTTAAGGCATCCTGCGCTAAAGCTACTGAGCCTAGGGTCTGTACAAGTTTTGCCATGGCTGGCCTTAGCTCAGAATCAGACACGCCTGTAGCTAACTGCAGCTGACCAATAAAAGCCTCAACCGATTTAGTAGCCATGCCAAAACCTAAATTATTTAAAGTGTTAGCCAATAAAGCTGCGGATTTTTCTTCCTCTGCAAACGCCTTTATAGCCTGATTAGTTAAGGCAAGAATTGAGCCGCCAATTAACGCGCCTTTAAGTTTTTTGCCTAACTTATCTATAGCCTTCTCAGTTTGGTTAAACGCCTTTTTGCCGGTGAATTCGGCAGCAATATCGATTACTATATTAGAGGCCATTAGTTCACCACCTTAGATCGCTTGTTAAACATTAGCCTGGCTTGATCGATAGCGCGTAAAACGCCATCTTGCGCTTTGCCTTGGTTTTCCTCATAAGCACGATATAAAACCCGCCCTTGCATTTTCTGCGATCCTTTTAACTGACCGCCTGCCTTATTGTTTAAGTTCCGTACGAATACGCTATTAGGCGTTTTTCGGCCAGCAGTTTCATAGATAGCACCAGCTGCAGATTTGTTAAACAATTTTGCTAACGATCTAAATCCGCGTGTGTTTGGCTTGCTTGGCGATGTCTTATAACCGATGCCTGCATCGACTGCCTTAGCGTTGTAGGTTGGAAAAGTACCTTGGCTGTTTGTCTTAGGTCGCCAGTTACTTAGAATTTGAGAATCGCCCACGGCATAACCGCGAGCAGCTTTAGCGACTGGCCGTAAGGCGAGTCCCATTTCCTTAGTAACTAACTTTGCCAGATCAGGGGCATAGGCGCGTAAGGCTTTACGCAGTTCTATTGCGCCCTTTACCTCGACTGGCATTTCGTGACTCCTTATTTCGGTCTTTTAATCCCATTAACATCGCTTGCAACATCCTGTGATCTAGTTCCAATAAATACTGTGGCGCGATACTTGTTTCCAAACTGATCCGTGCGATCAGATAAGTAAATGAGTCGCGCCCTATAGTTCCGGGTCATCGTCTAACACTTCCACTTTGGCAAGCATGTCCATGAACTCTGCGCCAAATAGCGGAATTGTTACAGCTGCACGTTTAAGGCACTCATAAGCCAACCAGTAAACATCGGTTTGCTTTTGATCCTCAACGAAACATTTATGGAAACCTTTACCTTTATACAACTCAAAGGCATACTCGATTGACGGCGTAATCTGATGCTCAGTTACCTCGCCAGTTGCCCTTGTTATTTTGAGTTTTGCCATTTTGTTTGCCCTTTCGTATTTAGGTTAGAACGCAACCGATGGTGATACGGTTACAACTGAATTGACTGTAAATGAAAGGCTAGATGCAGCTTCATCGGCTACGCCACCATTACCTACAGGTGTTAGGTTATTTACTAAGATGTTAAATTGGTATGTAGGGTTAGTAACTGATACAGCTGTACCTTTTACTGTAATCATTGACACGGCTAAAGTTTGACCAGCTGCGGCGTTTAGCGTTGCCATTACCTGACCAGCTGCCCAGTCATTTAGGAAGTCGATGCTCAGGGTCGCAGCTTGTAGCCCGGCCGTAAATCGATGACTGAGATCGCCCATTGTTGTAACTTCGAGCTCGTCCCAAATTTGTGTAAGCGTAGTTGCCGTTACATAACTAGAGATGTCAACGCTAGGTACTGTTGGCGCGGCTGCTGTGGCAAGTTTAATGCCAACATTGTTATTTAAATAAATTGCCATTTTGTTTATTCCTCGTCTGTTTTAGTAGTGGCTTTAGATTGTGCTGCGTTTTCCTTTACTTGGCCAACTTTAATTAGCCAAGCTAATTCTGTATCTTTATCAGGCATTTTTTAACTCCAGCTCGTTAGTATGGTTATATTAAATTCGGCTGTTAATAGATCGCCGCTATCTGCATTTAATACGCCGGGCGCGCTAACGCTAGTTATATTAAATACAAGGTTAGATGCAGCTAATTTTGTATAGGCTGCAACGATAAAATCCTCAATGCCCTGCAGGTTGCCCTGGTTATCGAACATGGGAACGGTTAGCAAAATCTTAAAATTAGCCATTGGTGAAATAGTTATCTGGCTGTTATTGCTAGGTGTTAAATATGGATCGGCTGGGATTACTACGCAGCTGTTAGCCAGGATGGTTGCAGGTGGGTATGCGAATACCGACCATACGCCGTTATTGGTTAAAGCCGTTGCGATGGTGCTACGCAGGGTTGTAATAGCCGCCGTAGGCATTTATCCCACCATGCTATTCGGGCTAGCGTACGGGGCTAGTAGGCCGCGTACTTTGCCTATCATGCTGTTGCCCATGCGGTAAGGGCTAGGGCTAAAGCCATCTAGTCCCACGCCGCCAGTCTGACTGACCTGCCTAGCCTGCCAAATATCTACGGCCAAGATCATCGCAGCTTGGCGAACGCTTGCCGTATTGACGTAAGTGGCAGTTTTTGTATCTGCGCCTAGAGCTGAGCCAGATGGCACTACGCGCCTAAAGTTTTCATCCGCTGCAACCTTGGCGTATTGAATAAAACTATAGCCCTGTGGTTGCTGGTAATAATTTAGCTGCATATTAAATGCTGGCAATAAATTTGTAGTGCCTGTGCTAAATGGCAACGTGGCAGTAATTGTGTAAGTGCCGTTAAATGTCGAACCAGCCCCGGCAATAGTCACCGATTCTCCAACGGTAAATAAACCGGGGTTGGCCAACATTACGGTGGCAACGTTGCTTACCAATGCAGTCCCCACGACTGGCGCAGAATCAAACCAAAGGAAACTGTTAATTTGATCCTGTGCAGCTTGGCAGCACTCCTCGACCGTACTATCGCTGTAAAGACTTCCAATTCCGAGATTTGTGCGTAGCTCGGCAACAGTTACATATGTAGCTGGCATTATCGGAACTCCTTACTTAGATAGGGGTCGGTGGGCGAAAGGGCTAATCGCCCACCGACTATTAGGGTTATTTCTTAGGTGAAGTTGTAACGGATAATTCCCTTAGGCATCTTGGCGATTGTTGCCATGTAGCCATAAATCGCTACCTGTACCTGTAGGTTGCTTACAACATTTACAGACATATATGCCTGTGGTGATTGGTAAACAGTAAATGCTTCTGGCGCAAGGATAATTGCTGAGTCATCAACAGTTGTTGTTGCTGCAAAGTTTTTATCAACATATAGATCAAGGCCTAGTACGTTGCCGCGAATTGAACCAGGCTGAGTCAATCCACCCGCGTTCATTGGTTGGCTAGCTGAATAAATTGGGCGACCTGTTGTATCTGATGCACCCATAAGTAGCTGCCATTGAGATCCATTGGCGATGTAGTTCTGTGCATAGTAACCAGTTGCCTCATATACAAGGCGAGCAGATTCTGATGCGTAACCAATGATGCCTGCTGATGTAGCAGCTTGTGCAGTAGTTGCAACAGTACCTGCTGTAACAAGTGCAGCTAATACTGTTGTATCTAGTGTCTTTAGGTAAGCATTTTGTAGCTGGTTAGTTAGTTCTGCATAGAAATTAGGGTCTGAACGTTCTAGCAGTTCGATGCTGATTGTGTTCATACCTGAATACTTGTTTACAGTTCCTGATAGGTAAGCAGTTTCCATACCTGTATTTTGTACTGCGCCTGCCTCAGCTTCGACTGTAACAACTGGTGCTACGCCTGTACCGCCGCCTGCTGATGTAACAAGTGATGGCACGTTGATTGTCATGCCGCTTGCTGGCAATACGCCGCGTGAACATGCATCGATTGCAGGAGTTCCAAAACGTGTATTTGTTGGAAACTCGCTTAGGTACTGTGTTGGATTAAATGCAGGGTTAGTGCTAAAAGAATCATCTGCAGCTGTAACGTAAAGCATTGATTCTTGGTTGCCTAGTGCAGCCTTGATCTTATGCTCTGTGTACTTTGCCATCGATGTAATTGGTGTGCGTACTGTTTGGCTGTCTAATACGGATGGGCGAATAATTTGGCGAGCTGCTTGAACTGGTGCAGCCTCGACTGGTTTTTCTGCCGGTACATCCGGTGTATCAATAGGGGCTGTAGTCACAGCTGCCTCGCTTTCGGTTTCGGTTTCGGTTTCGATCTCTACGATTGTCGTATTGATCGTTGTGGTTTTTGTGCTGTTACTCATCGCTGCTTCTAGTTCAGCTTTAGCCGCCGCAATATCAGTTACGGCCGCTGAATCAAAAGCAGCCGACTCTACAAGGCTTACTTCTTTCAGGACTGCAGCGGTAACCAACAGGTAGCCTTTCATCTGCTTAGATGCGGATACATCCACACCAACGGATAAGCCAGATACTAGGTTTTCCTGAGCTAGTACAAGTGCATCCTGTCCCCGGCTGCTACTTGAAATTTTAAAAGATGCATAAACGCCATCTGTGTTATCGCTAAAGCTTGTAGCACGGCCAACTGGCTTAGTGCTGTCATGCTGCATTAGCAATTTAATTTTAGTTGCATCTGGAATTGCGATTGATCCTTTTTCAAATACAACAGGGCCAGCAGATGTATAACCGACTTCATTGTATGGCGCGATTTTGCCTGAGATCATGCGGCGATCTCCATCGGCCGCCTCGATCGCGTTATTAAACGTTAAGTGCAACATTTGCAGTATCTCCTGATCCATTAGGCGTTAATTGTTCCATCGATTGTGCTTGCTCAACATCGATCAAGCCAAGGTTTAACATTTTTTCTATTGCATCTAGTCGCGCCATAGTGTCTGCGCGCAGGAAAGTTTCATCTACAGCAAAGCGAACACGATTACCATGCGCAGTTATGTCATCCATGCTTAAACGATTTTCGATTGCGCTAATAAATGGCTGTAATGAGTAAGCCACGAATTCTTTACGGCCATCTAATATATTTTGATATGTCATGCTGTTGTTCATATCTGCGCTTATGTAATACGCTGGCACGTTCATTAAACGCGCTATTTCAGTAGCAAGGTATTGGCTACTTTCGTTATAGGTCATATCTTTAGGACTAAAGCCAATATTTTGCGCCTCTAAAGTGCTAGTCAAATATGCGGTACTGCGATTTTGTCTAGCCGATTTCCATGCAGCTAGTAAACCTTGTACCTGCGCCTCTGGTAAATCAGCCCCAGTATTTTTAAGAATCGTGGTTGCCATTGGCGTAGCAGCTGCAACTGCTGCAGCCTTTTGAATATCTAACGCAGCTTGAATAGTGCGGCCGCCAGTTTGTAATACGCCAGGCAGTAATGATTGAAATGTAACTAGCGAACCAATACCACCCATAGGTACGCGTTCACCATTTACAGAATAATATTCAACTTCATCGCCGTACTTATTTGTAGTTACAGTAACGCGAGTATTTGGGATAAATTCAAAACCCGATGGGCGGCCATCGTCTGCATAAAGCGATGTAACGCGCCAATAACCAACGCCGTAAAATAGCAACGCATCTACGGTATAAGCCAAAGTAACGCTAAGCGGTTGGCGTATATCTGGTTGCTCTAGCCATACCGGGGATTCTAATTTTTTACCTGTAGATTTTTTATATAAACCTAGTTCAATACTTGATATAACGCCTGCAATTAAATTGCGGCAACGGCTTACGCTAGGTACTTGTAAAGCTAGGCTGCGATCAATCGCAACGCCATAACCGTAGTTAGATAGGCCGCTGTTATAGCTGTACATGCCAGCACCGTAGGTACTGTCCATAATGGCAGGCGCATACTGGGCAGTTACTTCTGCCTTACCCTTAAAGCCTAAAGTTTCCAGTAATCCCATAAGGGCGATTTTCTCAAATTGTCAAGCATATTACCGATTTGCCTCGGCGTGTCGCTAGGCGTATATCTTGGCTTCCTGCATTGGCTTAGATAGATGCATTACCAGCATAGCTGCCGAAATTGGCGCGGCTACGCTGCCGCTGGATCGTTTACGAATAATGCGCCAGGCTTGATCGTTACTTTTAGCAGCTACGTTATCCATTGATTCATTTAAGAATTCTTGATCGCCGTGTACTACACGTTTGTTATCTATGTAATCCTTAAAGGTCTGGCAGGCAATATAAAACTGCGATCCTGAGCAATCCTCTATTTTTACGCCAGAATTATGCAGGCGATCGGCAATAGCTTGCCCGGTATATTTATCGAACAGCACTTGCTTAGGCATCCACTCATCGCAGTAAGCCTTAATATCTACAGCAATTTTAAGCTCATCGATAGCGCGATCAGACTCCCACGTTTTAACCAGGCTTAAACCAATACGGCCATCTGGCAATATAGCCCCAGCCATTAAAGCTGCGTGGCGTTTAGAGTGCGGCTCAATGTCAAAAGCAAACATCGAATACATGCCCGGCGACATAATCAAATTAGGATCGGCGCACTCCTGCCAGCTGTTAGGTGTCCAGGGTGATAAATCTGTGCCGACCCATTTGCAAAGATTCTCGGTCATTACCGCGCTGTAGTCCGATGTCGCCACGATCTCTTCCATGGCGGCTTCGGTTATAAGTAATCCTAAAGATGGGTTAGCCATCGCCCAGGCAGATCGATCCCATATATCGCAACCATCGTGCGCGCTGTATTCGTAATAGCCCACGGACTTAGGCGGCTTATTTAGCGATCTTTCGCGCATGTCATTTAGGACGTGGCTATCTTTAAAGCCAGCATTGGATGTATAGAACCGCTGCGAATTAGGGCGAGTTAGGGTCGTACTCTTTACGGCATCTAACGCCTCTGTATTAACATGGCGCAGCTCATCGATCCAAACTACATCGGCAGTTAAACCACGGCTAGAGTCTGCAGTCGCAGCTACTACGCGAACTTCCGCGCCTGATTCTAGGATTATTCGGTTATTGCCATTGGTACGCTTATAAGCCTTTTCAATATTGCCGCCCTTTACATCGCGGCGTAGAAACTCATTACGGTCAATAATGCCTGCCATGATCTCCAGCGACTTAGAGGCCATAAGCATTTGGGAACTCATAATGAGGATATTCATTTCACCAAAATAGAACAGCCCAGCTAATACGCGCATACGCAAAACGTGGCTCTTACCGGACTGGCGACTGCAAACTAACAAGCTAGATTTTTTTATGAACATGTCATTTTCATCTACGCCGCACATATCTCGCAGAATTACGATCTGCCACTCTAAAAGAGGCTGGCCAATTTTCTCAGCTAGTTCAATAATGGCATCTACCTTAGATTCGCCTTCGAGCCATGGCGTATGCAACCTAGGTAAGACAGCCCCCGTAAGGGCTGGCGGGCTCTGTACAAGTTCTAGGGTCATTTTCTACAGATTACCAGTCATCGGGCCTCTGTGAACCGTTTCCGTCATTTTCGGGGATAAATTGGACGA